TTATTGCAGATATTTGTATAAAAGCACAATATGGTTCAAAAAGAGAATTTTATGTGATAAACATTGGTGCAAAAGCACTAGCAAGATGCACAGAGAATTTTTTTAAGAAATTATCAGAAAATTCACCAAATGAAGCTATTTCAATACCTGGCGATGTAAAAACATTAGAAATGCAAAAAATGTTAAATAGAATATACCACAATATACCATATAATGATGACTATAATATTTGTTACATAAATGGTGATTGTACAAAATGGTCAGCTGCTGAAACAATGGGTTCATTTGTAACAATGGTTTATAGTTTAAAAGAATATATACCTGAAAATATGTATGAGTTACTTTTAGCAACTTTTAATTCTTGGAGTGATAAATATATACAAATACCCATGGAAATATACAATAAAGTTATTGCACCAAAAGAAAATCAAAAAGAAATTGATAATAGTATTTCATTTTTAAATGACCCAGAAGTTAGAAAAACAGGTAAAATACATAGTACACAAAACTTTCTACAAGGTATGTTTAATTACGCATCATCATATAAAGCTGTATGCTGTACAAATTATACATACAATATATGGAAAAAAATATACCCAAATAGTTTATTATTTATCGAACACATGGAACATTCAGATGATTATGTTGTTATTATTATTTACACTGATATTGAAGAAGTTGAAAAATTTAGAATATTACAAAAAATAATGATGAGATTACATGGTTATAATGATAGTGATAGAAAAACTAATTGTCAATTTATTTTTATGGAATTTGTATCACAATTATCTTTTAATGGTGTAATGTTATATCCACAAATTAAAAAATCAAAAGAAATAAATACAAATTTACCATGTACTGGTTATAAAACAGATATGGAAGCAGCATTGTCAAGAGTTGGTGAATGTATGCGTGTTGGTTGTAATCAATCATTTCTTTATTTTTTTCAAAGATTACATGTAGAATGTGTAGCAGAGGCTTATTCTTTATTACCAAATATGCATAATAACAATGATAGAGACTATAAAGAATTATTTAATACGCCAATAGAAATGTTTGGTTTACCAGATCCATTACCATTATTAAGTTTATTATGTAGAGGTAATGGTAATAATTATCGTATATATAATTTTTCTACAATAAAAAATAAATTGAAAATAATAATGTTGTATGATATGGCAATAAAAAGTAGAGATATTGAAAAATTGTTGTATGAAGATGTTGATTATAGTTATTCTTTATTTAATCCTAAATTTATGTATGAATCATACAACAAATCAATTGTTCGAATAAGAAAAAGAATTGGTATAACAACAGAAGAAATTTTAAATTTTTGGGAAAATCATGTATCATATAGATTTATTAAACCAAATAATACAAATTTACTTAAAACATGGATTAAAGTTATGTTTTTTAATAGAACATTTGTTGAAGCATATACAAAAGCAAGTAGAACAAAAATGACAATGAGACATTCTGGTTTTGTTAAAAACAAAATATTAAAATTAAATATAGAAATTAGTGATTTATTTGGCAAACCAAAAAATATGCAAACAGTAAAAGAAATGATAACATATTTATACAAAAATTTAGATGATAATTATGATTTAATAAGCCAAATGTTTTTTAAAAAAACTGAAGATTATGATAAAAAAGTTATGAAAATTATAACAAAATGTGATCCAACATACTCAGCCATTTATTCAATATTAAATTCACTAAGAATAAATTTAAAAAACAAACAACCTAGAACAAAGATACAACAAATTTCAACAAAAACACCACCCAAAATAAAAAGTTTTGAAATTGTAAATAATCCTGCAACAATATTACAATTTTTGTATAATAAAGATGATTTTTTGTTAGATAAAAGAAAATCAATATCATTATATTCATTAACAAAAGATGTTGATAATTTGCTTTTAAG